AGGCTCAAGGACCACGCCGCACACTATGCGCTTATCTTCATCAGCTTTTAGAATAGTAGCGTAGCCTTCAGCCTTCATTATGTCAGAAGATATATTTATGACCCGTGGTTCTTCAAGGGCCTTGGTCACGGCATTTATGTCCGGGCCGCCCTCTTCATAGGGCTTAATCAGGTTCTTGAAGTAGCCGGGGGCCTCGGTGTTGTGGAGGATATAGTCTATCAGAGGTGCCAAATCTGTAGATTCTCCGGTTCTCTTGTTGCTTAGCTTGCCAGAAGTCCCGTAAATGATGTCCCCTACCTGAGGGTCGGGCAAGAGGTTTAGAGGTATCCGGGCCTGCCAGGACCGGGCCTCTGAGGTCAGGATGGCCTCTTTGGTCTGGGGATCTATGTGAGTGACTGAGACTTTAGCCTCAGGGCTCATCTCCCTGGCAAGCCAGGAGGTGGTATCGTCTTCAAGCCTGGGCTCGTGATTCAGGGCGTTCTCTTCTGGGGTGTGGTAAGCTTCGTGAGTGTGTCGCTTGATACTGTCTGACCTCGGCTTAATTATAATCAGGCCGCTGCTTACAGGATAGAGACGGTCACCTTCAGCCAGGCCCTCGGGCAGATCTTTGATCGAGAATGTGCCCAGAAGGTCGCCACTGCCAGCCAGTCTGACCTCGGCTTTGCCGTTTTTTATGCTTCTGACCACGGCCCGTTCATCAGGGTGAGATCTGAGCCAGAGTCTTATCACACTTGGCCTACCAGAAGGTATAATCGGTTGGTTTGAGCCAGGCACGCCAGAGGCACTACTGACAACGGAAGACTTGTCAGAGCCCTTGCAGTCCAGGCCTGGAGCATTGACCACGAACGTCCCACCCTTGGAGTTGTGGAGCGTGCAGTAGCCCTTTATGATTCGATGAAAAGGCTGGGCTGAGCCCGGCTCCCCCTTTTGTACCAGGCCCTTGATTTGTTTGAGCTTTCGGGCCACTTCGCCCCTGTCACCCTTCGAGATTATGGCCAGGGGGTGAGGCAGGACCAGGGCCGCTCGATCTCCGAGGGCATATTTAGCCACCCGGCCCAGGGCAATTACGACCCGGGGCTTTGAATCGTCCAGGGCTTTCAGGAGAGATGGCAGGTGAGTGTCTATCTCAGCCTGGCTCGGGCCTCTTATTCGCCCGTCAGACTTCAGCACCTCTGGGATCACATGTGCCAGGATGACCTGGTCACGAGTCAGGCCCAGTGGATCCAAGTAATGTTCCTTGAATACACGTCCCGCCGGTCCTACAAGTGGGATACGCCTTATGCCTTCGAGCTCTGATGGCGAGGCTGCTATGAAGGCTAGGGTAGCACCAGCTGGGCCAGAGCCGGGCACGATTGCCTTCCTGACTTCATCGCTCCTGATATCCGAGATCAAGCCATCAGCCTCCCATCGGGCCTGCGGATGAGGAGATGGGCCAGGTCTTGGATCTCCTTAGCCGAGTAGTGGCCCGTGTCAAAAGCCTTCTGCAGCTCATCCATGGCTTGAGCCTGGTCATCCTGGGGCTGTGCCTCCGGGCCTGGTTGAGTCTGAGTTTGAGCCTGGGCCTGTCCACCTGCAGGTAGAGAGTTAGGTAGAGACGTAGGTAGTGGGTTAGGCTTAGGCGGGGCGGAAGGCAATCCTGCGGCTCTTCTCAGATAGTTCTCAAGCTCTACGTCGTCAGCGAACAGGTTCTGCTTGGAGCCTGCAAGGTTGCTGATGAACTCGCCTAACTGGGCCAGGTCTGGGGTCTCAACAGTGCCAAATGAAACCTTGGGCAGGCCGGTTATGTCATCAAAAGGATTCAGGGATATGACCAGGGGTATGGCCTGGGAGTTGATCACGCCAGCCATCCGGTCGCAGATGGTCTGAAGTGCAGCCTGGAAAAGCTCGTTCTTGGTCACGGCCAGTGCATTGGAACCATATTTCTGGCTGCCCAGGAGCAGGAAATCCGCCAGGAGGGTCATGGCCATGTCCCTGGTGTACCTGGTGATGGTCTGGTTAATATTGAACTGCCTGGTGCCGGCGCTGGCCAGAAGTGTCAGCTCGTACTCGCGGTTGCCGTATTTGTCCCTGGTAGAGGGAAGAAGGACGCCCTCTGATTCATCCCTCTTAAGGCCGGTGATGAGCTTGATACACTTCTGTTTTGCTAACCGGCTTTTGGCATCCTTGCCACTGACCACTTTCTCAGGAGCGTAAAGGACTGGCAGGCCGCACAGGTCTCGCTCCATGCCTATGCCCTCTATGTCCTCGGCATTGGTGACATTGTACCAGGCCCGGTAGCAGCCGCGGAAGAGGCTCTCGCCCTCGGGGTTGTTCTTTGAAGATCGAATCCTGAAAAGCAGAGACTTAGCATATGGGACGAACCGGGGCTGGAAGTCTGGAGGCGGGGATTGGACCAGGCCTAGAAGCTCGCCGGTCTCCTCATCGAATACCCAGTGATCCAGGGACTCCTGAGACCTGATCTCCCATGACCTCCAGCCTATAAGGCCGTCATCATACTGACTGTACCTCAAGGGGTCGGCCTGATCAAGGCCCTCACGCTTCTTGAAAAGCTGCTCGAAGTAGGCCCAGCCAAATACGATATCTGTTAGGATTTCAGATTTGGTCTCGGGCCAGGAGGGATTCATGTCCTTAAAAAGAGAATCCACAAAGGCCTTGGCCTCTCTATCTGCCCTGCAGCTGCTGGCTTCTGTGACCTTGACAGGCACCTTGGACAGGATCATATCCACAGCGTACCGCATGCCATACAGGACAGGCGAGTTATCGCCCATCATCCTGTAGATCCTGGCACCTGCAGCTCCTACGAGTGGCGGGAACCAATCCTCATAGATATAGCCACCGTATTGCTGCAGGCCGGTCCTGCCAACCTGGTCAAATACGTTCTTAATCCGCTTCACGCATTACCTCCTCCTTCCTTTCCGTCTCCCGCTTCCTTTCCATCTGCTCTTTTGTTCCATAACGTCAAGATCAACAACAGCACCGTCATTATCAATATCCTCAGAATCAGCACTAGCAAGAATTACGGCATCTCCCGCATCAGGAGAGCGCCTGAGTCTCTTCTTGGTGTCCTCCTTACGTTCTAACTGAATGCGGCCATCAGAGAGATTCTTGTATTTGGGGGCGCAGAGATCAGCCCTCAGCCTATCATCTTCAGGAAGGGCGTAAGGATTAGCGTTAATTCTAGGATTAGGGTGGATTTTATCCCTGAAGGTGGCCCAGAGCTCAGCCCTGAGATTGAAATATTTGGTTGGGTCCTTGGGGATGTTGCCGGTATTTACGCCGGTGACATCATAGTCCAGTTCTCTAAGTCTGTCCTCTACACCGCCGCCAAGGCCTGGCTCGTCTACGTTCACATGATCGAGGCTCAGCCGGTCCATGATCTGGACGATCTTGCCTGTCAGCTCCATGGTGTCCAGGCCGTTATAATACTCGAGTGGCAGGATAATATTGCCAATCCTTGGAGCCAGGACAGAGTCATCATCTCCGAACCTGGCAACGTCTACGCCCAGGGTTCTAGGTTCCAGGCCGTCCAAGTCATCAAGTGCGCCCTGGTCTTCGAGGTCGGCATAGCGTTCTATTGCCCGTTCAACATAGTCATAAGGAATAATGGTGTCAAGGCCCTTCTTAGGGAAGTTGCCTCCAACACGGACCTGGTAGGCTGAGGAATCCGGTCCCCAGAGCTGGTACATTTCCGCGGCCCAGCCTGGAGTGATGAGGTTGGGGTTGACCAGGGGCTTATCTCCAAGCTTATCCTTCCAGGCACCAGATGCTATGTCTGCCTCGACTATTCCGTACTCGGTGAAGTTCGGGGTGTCCCAGGCTGCGACATGGAAGGTCTTCCAGAGGTCGGAGTTAAAGGCGTTAAAGAATGTCCCTGTGGTGGCCGTGGGATTGCCGGTCATGAAGAGTTTGGCATTCTTGGAGGTCATCACTCCGTTTACGGCTTCATGAATGTCCTCGTCCACTCCCGGGCCTTCATCTATGACCACCAGGATGTTCTCTTCGTGGAACCCCTGGAACCTGTTAGGGTCATTGGTCGAGAGGCCCACGCCATACCATTGGTCTTGCTGGATCTGGAGTTCGGGAGCCTTGGGCAGGAGGTGGCCTATTTTGAAACTTGCCCTGTTGAAGCTGGCTCTGACTTCCTTCCAGACCAGCTTCTCAACCTGTCTGAAAGTGGGAGCTGTGGAGAGAACGATTGAGGGATAAAAAGCAATGAGGAACCATAAGATGACCTGGGCA